GTTTGTAACAGCAACTTTACCAAGGTAGTCGGCAGCGTTACCTAGCGATGATGCTGTGTTTGTCAACTCAACATAACCGTAACGTGTCATAAAGCCAACTACTGGCTCAAATGTTGCTGGATCAAGAACAACACCACTGCTCATTAAAGGAACATATGGGCAGTAGAATGCTGCAGCATCAGCTTCGCTGGAACCTTTGTAGCCAACGAGAACGTCAGCATCATCACCAGCATAGCTGTCAACATAGATACGCATAGCACCATTGAGTGTACCAACAAACTTGGTGTTTGTGGGTGCTTCAAATGTACCTTCTGTGGTACGTGCAAAAGCGGAAGTTGTAGCAGACTGGAGAACTGTCAATGCTGTTGGGGAAACAACAGCCCAGTTACCAGCACCACGACGTGTGCGCTGAGCGATCTTGTTAGCAACACGGTTGATTAGAACTGCCAAAGCGGCATGCTCGTCACCAACGAAAGCGGCTGCGCGACCAGCCACGTTTTGAACTGCTGTTTGATCAAATGTTTCAGAAGCTGAACCAGCCAATGTGCGTAGGCCGTTTAGGATCTCTTGGTCGATCTCAACAGTGATTTCCTGTGCGAGAGCAGCCATGATTTCTGCTTCAACATCAAGACCGTGCATGCTCTGTGCGTCTTGAGCAGCTTCAAATGTCCAACGAGCAGACAATTTACGTGTCTTGGCTTCAACAACCTGTTTTAGGATTTGTACGTTGATCTTACGACCTGGTACACCTTCTAAACTGGATGTAGAAGAAGCTTTACCTGCTGTACCATCACCAGAGTAGGCTTGTGCTACTTTGAATGGGCTCAGTGCTTCGTCACCGGCTGTAACGTCATTGCTGGTACCAGTTGCATCATTGGTTTCAGCATAACGAACGCGGAGTGTGTGAATCTGAGCAACAGGACCGGTCATTGGCTGTACGCCAACGATTTCGTTGGCAATAACTGTAGGCATTACTCGACGAATAACTGGAAGAATAACGCGGTTCAGTGTTGCTACGTTACCGGATGCTGTGGCACCTGCTGTTGCAGATTCTGTTAGTTGCTTGCGTGTGTTCTCAAGGATCACACTCATTGTGGTTCTCTTTGAACCTTGGAGGCCTTCCAACAGGGCTTCTTTGGTCTCGCCCCAGCGGCTCTCTAATAGTGCTTGTGTCATTTTACCTTTTCTCCTTTAGGGTAAGTTTCATTTAAGCCCTGCTAGACGCTTGATTTCAATAACATTACTGGTATCAAATTCAGCGGCGGTTTTAGCAGTTTTATCTCCAGTCACTTCAACACGGCTTTCGGCAACCATTTGCTTTTGGCTCTGTGGTTTACCTTGTGTGTTGAGTACAGCAGGAAGATATTTTTCGTATGCTGACTGAAGTTTATCAGTCTGCACCGATTCCAATAGCTCGCTCATTACAGCGGCCTTATCCTTGTTCAGCGGTTTCAAGAGATCGGCTAATTTCTCTTTGCGCTCTGCTAAATCTTTAGCAACACGGATTTCTTTTTCTTTTGATTCCACGATCGATTGCTTTTCAGAAACGGCTTTTTCCGCATTGGCCAATTTCTGTTCAGCGGCAGCGATAGATTCGCGCAGTTTAGCGATTTCTTTGTTCTCATTGAGATGAGTAACAGCAAATTCACTGGCGAATGCTTCAAAGAGTTGACGACCAAACATGTTTTCACGTGCGATCGTAATATCTTCTTTGAGCTGGACTAGTTCAGACTCTAGATTTTTGGTAACACTCTCTTTGACTAGACCGGCAGCCTTGGTTACAAAGTTCTTTTGTATTTCAGCCATCTTGCTCTTGGCTTCAGCTATCAAGCGAACTTTGGTTTCTACTACGGCTTGTTTGTCTTGCTCAAATTCCTGGATTTCTTCGGCGAGTGCTTTGATCACAAACTGCTCGAGTTTAGCGATGCTATTCTCGTAAGTTTTACGATCAGTGCGCAGTTCTTTGATTTCTTCGGCCAATTTGGTGACCATGAAATCATTGAACTTTTTAGAGCTTTCAGACATGTGAACTTTGAATTTCACACGATCTTCAGCCAGCGCGGCTTTTTCTGCTTTAAACTCTTCGATTTCTGCCTTGAGAGATTCCGTAACCATCTTGTCTAGAGCTTCAACCATCAATTCTTTGTCATGTTGATAACGGCCAGCGAATTCTTCACGCAGTTCAGCACGCACTTGCTCGCGTGCTTCACCAAGCTTGGTTTCCCATGCTTCGGCAATAGCCTGGCGGGTGTCTTCGTTGATGATGCCACTATCTAACAATGGTTTGATAGCATCTAACATCGGATGTTTCTCCTATAGTTTCAATTCATTGATAAGGCGTACAACTGCCTCTTTCATGTACTTCTGTACTCGTTGATCATGATTGGCTTCACGTGCCATTTCAAGTATCCCAACACCACCTCTCATATTCATCAAGCCTTCATAGATGGCTTTAGGATAAGCATGAGGTGCACTGGGCTGAGCGACCACATCGACTGTGACAATTTCAAATTCACTGACATGTCCACTACTTTCATTGACATTACCAGAACCACGGCTTGAAACACCGAGTTTGACCCCAGCTTCCAGCATGCTCTTAACGAGATTGCCCATAGGTGTTGGTAATATCTTGAGTTTTCCATGACCGCAAGGTCCATCCATCCACATTTCTGTGATCATATGGCTCACGCGATCAAGATTGATTTTAAGATCGTCGGGGTGATCAACTTCGCCTAATACTGAGTAACCACCCTTGACCTGTTCGTTGATGGTAGAAACAGCCTTTTCAATTTCGTGAATAGGATATACTCTCTCGTTGGCGTTTTTTACTCCGCCTTCGATGAATATACCCTTCATATAGAGATTCTTACCTTCATTCTCGCTTTCGACTACCATGCGAGCACGATCAAAGGTAAGATTTTCTCTGAGATATGCGGCCATCCCTTACAATCCTTTACTTGCCACCAGCTTCAACGCTGGACTTGTTTACAGCACCTTCTTCGCCAGTTTTGGCTGCGGGTGCCTTAGCAAGATCGGCTTTGGCACCGGGTTTGTTCTGAAACTCACCAGTGAATTCGCCTTTGGCTTTGACTGTACCACCTTTTTCTTCACCGCCTTTAGCGATATTAGAGGCTGTGCCACCCATATCGTTTTTACCGGCTACTGTTGATTTTGTATTGTCGGCACCTTCTTTGTTTGAAGGAGCTGCGATTTTTTCTACATACTCACGAAGTTTGTCTAATTCGTCTTGGCCTTCTTTGACTTCTTCCTCTTTTTCGTCGGATTCGTCTTCTTCTTTGGCTTCGATCATTGGATCTGCGCTTTCTTCAGCGTTGATTTCTTCGCTGCCCATTTCGCCCATGAGTTTGTCAAATTCTGCTTTGAGTTCATCGAGGGCATCTTCGAGATCCATAACGCGATCTTCAATTTCTTCGCCTTCGGCTTCTTCAGCTTCGTCGCCCATTTCAGCTTCGTCGCCCATGTCGATGTCAGCATCGGCACCTAGATCCATTTCAGCATCGGCACCTAGATCCATTTCAGCATCGTCTTCGCCTTCGATGTCATCTTCGCTGATACCTTCTTCATCAGCAGTGATCTCGTCAACAAGATCTTCAACTTCGTTGCCGCCCACGGTCTCATCAACACCTTGCTCGGCGTCAATTAGACTTTCGTAGATGTCACGGCTTTTTTCAACCACGATCTCGTGAAATAATTCACGAGCTTTAGATTCGTCTTCATTGATGATATACTCAATGAGTTTTTCGTACTTGTTCATGTAAAGGGACTCCTTTATTTGTGTTATTCCGTATGATTATTTACAAAACTACTAAGATAATGGGTTAAAATACCTGTTTTTTTAGCATTTTTATGACAGTTTTATGATATGAAGGTCAAAGACCCACAGGAGCGGCCGCACCACCTTCGACCTGTGGAGGTGCATACTGGCGATTGATGGTGTCAATTTTCTGCTCGTTTTCAAATTTACGCACATCGTTGACCATCCTAATCTTGTTGAGATGTGCCAGTGTTAGACGTGTTTTTCTCGTATCTTTGATGTCAATGGTGGTATGGTCGCTTTTTTCATCGCCATATCCCGGGGGTAGATCTTGGAAAAATTCTAGCAGATACATAACACTATTTAACCAAAATCTCTTTAAACCGCAGGCGCTGGGGCAGCGCCTGTTGGCATAGGTGCTACTCCTGGTGCTTCGCCAGGCATGGCTTCTCCTCCAGGCATGGCTTCTCCTTCGGCTGGTGGAGGAGGTGCAAATGCTTGAGTATCTGCTTCAATGCCACCAGGGGTAATACCAACGCTACGTAAACCTGGTGCATCCAATGGAGTGGATTCTTCTTTGTGCTCTTCTTTCCACAGTATTTCATTTTCAGCAATTTCAGCCTCGCTCATGCCTAGATAGCGTTTCATAAGATAGCGTTTGCTGAGATAGGGATATTGTTCAAGTTGTGTAAAAG